ACTAATTTAGATAAATATGGGGTTGAATATTTTCTACAAAATAAAGAAGTTCATAATAGAATTAAAGAAACTAATTTCAAAAAATATGGAGTAGAAAATGTTTCCAAATTAGATTTGGTAAAAAATAAGAAAAAAGAAACAACTTTAGAAAATTATGGTGTTGAATATAATTCTCAAAGTGATCTTATTAAAAAAAATATAAAACAAACTAATTTAAAAAAATATGGTGTTGAGTCTAATTTACAAAACAAAGATGTTAAAGAAAAAATAAAGAAAACTAATTTAGATAAATATGGAGTTGATAACTATGCTAAAAGTGAAGAATATTTATTAAAATGTAAAGAAACTAATTTAGATAAATATGGGGTTGATAATTATAATAAGTCAGAAATCAGTAAAATAAATACTATAATAGGTCAACATCCTAATTATATTAAATATATTGACAATTCTATATCTTTATTTAAATGTGATTTAAATGAAAATCATGAATTTAAAATTCATGTTGATAATTTTCATAATAGATTAAAAAATAATATACCTTTATGTACTATTTGTTATCCCATAGGAGATAACAAATCTATAAAAGAAAAAATTTTATTAGAATATATTCAAAGTATTTATTCAGGAGAGGTTATCTCAGGATATAGAGATGGTATAGAAATAGATATTTTCTTACCTGAATTAAACATTGGTATAGAATTTAATGGATTATATTGGCATTCAAATAAGTTTAAAGAGCCAAATTATCATATTAATAAACAAATATATTTCAAAGATAAAGGAATTGATATGAAGATGATTTATGAAGATGATTTTGATAAAAATTTTGATATATTAAAGTCTCAAATTAATAATTGGTTAAGTTTAACTCCAAATAAAATTTATGCTCGTAAAACTGAAGTTAGACAAATTTTAAATATTGAAGAATATAGAAATTTTCTAAATAATAATCATATTCAAGGATTCGTAGCGTCTAAATTGATATATGGACTTTATCATCAAGATAATTTAGTTAGTTTAATGTGTTTTGATAAAAAAGAAGGACGTTTAAATATGCCTGAAAATGAATGGAATTTAAATAGATTTTGTAATTTATTGAATCATCAAGTAGTAGGTGGTGCTTCTAAATTATTAAATCATTTTATAAAAGAAAATTATCCTTCAAGAATAATTAGTTATGCTGATAAAGATTGGTCTAATGGAAATTTATATTTTTCTTTAGGGTTCAATTTAGTATCAGAGTCTAAACCTGACTATAAATATATTATCAATGGGCTTAGAGTTCATAAACAAAACTTTAATAAACTTAAATTAGGTAAAATGGGTCATGATATATTGAATTTATCAGAATCTCAAATTATGGAAAATTTAGGTATTGATAAAATATATGATTGTGGAAAAATAAAATTTGAAAAGTATGTATAAAATTAATTTTGATGATGAAGAAATACTTATTAATTACTTAAATTCGTTTGATAATAAATGGATAAAAAGACGAAAAATCTTAAATGAAATTTTAGAAATTGATGAAGATGATAATTTAAATTATTGGGATTTATCTGATAGTGCAACATATGGAGAACTTTTTCATAAAAAATATGATTCTTCCACTAGTTTAAATAGGGTTTCTCATATTGTTAAAAACGTGCAAAAAATAAATGAGGAATATTTTGCTGAAATTAAAGTATTGAATACTTATTGTGGGAATGAAGCTAAAGGTTTAATTAATGAGGGATTTAGTCTAAAATTAGAATGTGTTTATCACGAATATAATTCAAAAAAAATAATTAGAATAAATATAAATTATGATAATAAGTAGAGAAATAGAAATAAAAGTAAATAACACAAATATAGGTTATTTACATAATTTAGGTTATGAGGTTAAGAGAGGAGAATTATTATCAATTCCAATTGAATTACTTAGTCCTGGTAGTCATTACAAAATAAGTTGTAAATGCGATAAGTGTGGAATTATTAAAGATATTTTATTTAAAAATTATATTAAATATGGAAATAAATGGGGAGAATATTTTTGTAGAAAATGTAGTGAAGATAAAAGAAAAAAATCTTTACAATTAAGTCATGGAGTAGATTACCCTATTCAAAATAAAGAAATACGAGATAAAATAAAGTTTAAAAACTAACTTGTATTCTTTCAAGTTGATATTTTCTTATATCTATATTTTTATTAGATTTTAAAAAATCAACAATTTTTTCTAATAAAGTAATTGTGATTCTACAATCACTTAAAGCATCATGATAATTAGACATATTTATATTTAAAGCAGGACCAATTTTAGATAAACTTGAAGATATAAGTCCATTATCTCTAATAGAAGTACCAATTTTATTTATTAATTGTAAATATTCTAAATTCTCTTCTGATAATTTTTGAATACAAGGTATATAATATAATTGTATTAAATCTTTAGTATCTAAAACTTCATTATTAAATGTTTTTATTCCACTTCTAACATTTAACATCCTCATATCAAATTTTGCATTTTGTATTATAAAAATTGAATTTTTATATTGATTAGACCAATTCAAAAAATCATTTAATACTAAATTTTCATCTTCATATTTATTTTTATTTTGCCCATAATGGTTAAATCTTAATACTTGTTTAATCCTAGAGTTTGAATTATTTTTGATTATATATTTAGTTTTATCTGTTAATTTAATTTTTTTATTAAATGAATCATTTTCTTTGAATTTATTCAAATTAAAATCATATGTGCATGAAACAGCACTGATTTGTGTAAGTTGTATATCATAAGGATCAGATTGAAATAATCCTGTAGTTTCAGTATCTAAAAATAAAAAATTATTATTTGATCTTTTTTCTAACCAATTTAGAAAATCTTCTATACTTTTATAGAATAATTTATTTTCATTTAATTCAAAAAACCTATTTACCATACATTATATATTAAAATAAAAAAATCCTCTTAAAGAGGATTTTTTAGTTATATTAAAATTCAAACTCACCACCGCCAGCTTCACCACCAGCTTCAGGTGCAGGAGGAGTTTCACCGCCAGCTTCAGGTGCAGGAGCAGCTTCACCACCTTCAGGAGGAGTTTCAGCCCCCGCTTCAGGAACAGGAGCTTCAGGAGAAGGACCTGCTTCTCCACCACCTCCACCACCTTCTGGCATTCCACCTCCAGCAGCAGTTGATGATCCAACACCTTTTGATTTAATCCAATAAGCTTTATTTTCTTCAACTTCTTCGGGAGTTAATTTCATAATTTTATCAACAAGGAAATCAACATGGAAATAAGGTTGTTCACCATTCATAATTCCTAATAAAGTAGTCATGATATTAGCTCTAGCTTCCATATTTGCTAATTTTTTCCATTCTTCAAAAATCTGATTTGTATTGAAAATAACATCAACTTGGTTAAGGAATACTTCATCATGTCTTAATTCAGGAAATTCCATACACATTTGAAGTTTAATTGGTTTAACAATTAGTTCTTTAATAATTGAACGTAAACGGCTAATAAAATTACCAAAAGTTATTTCATCTCTTGTCATTTCATTAGCAGCAGTCACTAACTGACCACCTCCATTTTCTTTCTCAAATCTTTGGAAAGGTATCTTACTTGCTCTTTTCAAACAATTCATAAACCAATTTAACATATTATCTTCATTAAGATTATGCCCTTGTGGAGAAATTAGTTCCATATTTGGCGTACCTTGATCACCTTCTGGAAACCATATTTGTTTATTATATGGTAAATGTTTACTACCACTAATAGTTAATGTTCCTAATGAATCATCAAACTCTACATCCTCAGAATAGTCTGCTATTAATTGAGCAATTTGTTCCTCTGCTCTTTGTTTTGGTAAACCTTTAATAGGTATTGTAAACTTTTGATAAACCATCGCATTAACTACGTTAAACATAATTCTTGTTTGTTCCATAATCTTTAACTGATTATATGGTTTAATAAGTCCTTCTACATAAGAAGTTTCAGAATAATCATGTTGAGTAGAATATGATATAAATACTATTTGTGAATCTAAGAAAATTCTTCTTAAAGCAGGATCTTCTGGGTATTGTATCCAAATATTTCCTATACTTGGTTCATAAGCGGGAACAAGAGTTTCAGGTCTCATTCTATTAAAACTAATAATATTCTTTTTAGTATCATCCCATATAATTTCAACTGCGGCATAACCATCAATTAAAAAATCTTTAGTCATATTCCATGCAGTAATACCATCAGAAAAACCAAAACGATTATATATTTTTTCAAAATATTCTTGATATTTATCTTGTATATCTTGTGAATAAGTATTATTCAAAGGACTTGGAGAACAAAAATCTTTATCTTCATCATATACAATAATTTCATCTGCTAATACAGATACAAATTCACGTATTTCATCCTTAATAGAATATTCTCTTAATATTCTTCTTTTATCTGAATACGCTTTATCTAAATAAGGAATTGATTTTTTGTTTAAAACTTGAGCGACTGCTCTTTGAGAAAAGAAAGCATACATAGAATCCGCTCTTTGAGCAAGAGGGTCTTCATTCATACCCACCGAAATTGTGTTCCTAAGGATCATGTCTTCGTATTTAAGTCCTAAGCCTGATAAAGACCTTAGTAATCTATTAAATATTCCTTTATTTTCTACCGCAGTAGGTATAATATTAGGATTTGTATTAGTATTTATTGGATTATATGATCCAGCCATTTTATTTAATTATTTTTTAATAGATAAATAATCATAATAATTTACCCATAATTCTTTATATCCTTGTTCAGGAGAGCTATATAAAAATTTTAAATTATTTTCTCTAACCCATTTTTTATAATTTCTTTGATTTCTAATTTCTAAATTATTTATTATATATTCTTTTGCTTCTTTGTATGAAAGTTTTTCAACTTTTACTTTTTTATTTTTCTTTTCTTCAAAAGAGGTATATGATAAATTTTCATTTAGTTTTATATTATTAATTCCACAAAAATCTTTTAATATATTTTCAATATTTTTTTGTTCTGTATAAGATATTCTCAATAAGATTATGTTGTTATCTAAACAATATTTATTTTTAATTTCATCATGTATTTTTACTTTTTCTAGTGCTTCAATTCCACCAATTAATTTATTTGGTTTAAAATGTTGCTCTCCATCATATTCAATACAAATATTATAATTTACAAGATAAAAATCAAATTTTAAAACTTTTTTATTTTTACATTTTGGAAATGTTTTTTCTTTTTTATATTTAATTGAGTATTTATCAAGAAAACTTTGAACTTTCTGAGATCCATAAGACATTATCTTTTCTTCATATCCTAAATAATCAGAATAAGAAATCCATTCTTTAAATAATTTTTCAGGGTTAGCTGAAAGGTTATTTGGTCTGATATTATTATACCACTCAATATAT